AAATTATGCCCCTTAAATGTAAGAATATGGCAGAACAAGATATTAGAGAAAATACGATGAGTGGTGGAACTCCGGCACGGCTGCGTGGACTGGCGGCAAACGGCAACAGTATATCACCGACAATTCAAGAGGTGGCAGAAACTTTCGGTAAAGGATATGCTGCAGATTTGAATAACGAAACAGATTATGGAATTTCTGGCATGTTTAACGCTGATACTATTAATCATCCACCCATTTCATCAGATATTATTTTTGGCATATACTCAAATCATAGAGCAAAATATATAACAGGAGGAGTGTTTTTGTATCAAATAGCTGTCCCAGAAAATATGATAGGAATGTATGTAAGACGATGCTGGAATGGGAATTGGAGCGAATGGAAGTCAGTAACTCTTACTTAAAACTGTGGAATTATTCCACAATACCGTGGAGCACTCCACAATATTCCACAGTATTGTTAAAAGAGGATTTTGCCTTATATTAATGAAAATGAATGCAATATTGTTGCGCAATCATTCTGGTATCAATTTTGTACTATGGTTTATGTCTTAAAAGTTATCAGTAACTTGTAGTTGTTATGGTTAGGCAATAGGTATTAGTTGCATTAAGGTTTAAAGACATTTTGTTCATATTGATTTTCATTCGGAAACTCTCTTTGTTTGGCATTGCATCCCGGTCTGTGAAGTATCGGGATGTTTTTACTTAGATGGTTGCTGTTTCCGACTAAATACTGTAACTTTGTATAGTTAGCCGATATACTACTTAACTAATACTATTTTATTCTTTGGAATAATGAAAGTATTCTCGGTCTGTGAAGATCGGATGCTTTTGGTGGGTAATGCCGCCAATTATTCCAGTTAAGTGTTTAGGTTTTATGCAGTCTACCCCATGAATGGACTGCATTGACAAGAAGTATTCTGCCCGTTCTGACCGAGATGGCCGGAACGGGCATAACCAGAATGAAAATCCACATGGCTTGCAGAACCACTATCATAAGGTACCAATCCTTTTTAAAACTATGTATGTTTCAGTGCTTCTGTTGTTTTTGATAAAAAAGCTACCATTTGTCGTTTTTCGACCGAAAGCAACACCTTTAGTCCCATCTGTATAATCACAGTAAAAATTTGAACCTGCATCTGACACAAAACCTTTTGAATAGGAACCAAAAGCAAATATAGCAGTTGCTGCATTGTTGGGGGATGCAAGCAAATACATACCGTACCCCAAGTCGCCAAGGTCTTTTTCCTCTTTTGCCGCCAATGTAAAGCTATAGGTATATATTCCCATCGCATTCATTACCTCTTCCAATGTCGGTGATATACTGTTGCCGTTTGCCGCCAGTCCACGCAGCCGTGCCGGAGTTCCACCACTCATCGCATTTTCCTTAATATCTTCTGCCATACTTAATACATTTAAGGGGCAAAGGATATGACGGAAAAATATAAGGTAGGAAAAGCTCTTCCTATTTGGTAAACTAAATAGATTTATTCTATAAATGTAATGATAATATTTTGAGATTCATTTCTTGTATTTTTGATAATATATTTCGTATTTTCTCCATTATTAAAAACACAAACTTTGCCTATTTCTTCCGAGAAAAATTGAATGGTACTTGATGGGACTATTACAGTTCCATTTCCACTTCCATACAAAGTTGCAACAGCCTTTTCGTGTGAACGATTGGAATTTTGTATCATAATTAACCCAGATTTATAGGGTAATTCATACTGTTCTCCTGGAGAAAGGGAGAATGATGTATGTAAAATGCCTATTTGCGTCATTAGAGATGAAGGAGTAACCAATACGCTGTCCTTACCCTTTAACGCTCTCACATAATTCACGCTGCTGACCGAAGTCATTTCATTTTCCTTAATATCATCTGCCATAATATTGCACATTTAAGGGGCAGAAGATAAGGCAGAAAAAGTAGAATGAATAAATTGCTTTATTATAGGTAATTTATATTTGCCTCCAATTAGTATAAAGGATGGCATCCCCATTGCTATAGCCTTCTCTGATATACGTGAGCCTTCCGCTTACCATCTGAAAGATAAATTGGCTACCACTGGTATCTCCTTTAGATGAACGCTGCACATGAATACAAACACCATATTCTATCGGTGAATTTTCTGTCTTTCCTATATAAACAACACTTAAACCTTCATTTAAAACCTTGTATGCTTCATTCAAATCGTTTAAAGATGTGATTCCAATTCCCTTAATAGACAGTAATGCACTTAATGAGGGAAGCTCCATCTTAGCTTGCCCACTATCTGTTTTTTCCCCATACACATACTTCATACTTGTGACTACCGGAAACTGGTTCATTGCTATATCCTGCTTCTCTGCCATATCTTCCTTACATTTAAGGGGCAAGAGATACAACAGCATAAAGGTTATGCAATTCCCAAAGTTTTATTAAGTAAAAGATATAGAGCGCCAATTAATCCAAATATCGCTTTCTTTATTGTATACTCTAAATTTCAAAGAGTCTCCAGTATATGAGACTTTAATTTGGAAATAATATCCCATTGCTTCAATAGATAGGAATAGGCCATTAATTCCTGAGCCGTCTTCGGTAGATATAGCATATCCGCAACTTGTTCCAACATTTTTCAAATCATTGCTTGATAAATATCCTACATTCCTCATCGTTTTCAATAATAACGTGGATAATAGTATAAGTCCGCTATTTCCTTCTGAATCCAAACACCGAATTTTCTGAGGATTCGTCATTTCCGTCATTTGGTCTTCCCTAATATCCTGCTTCTCTGCCATAACTATTACACATTTAAGGGGCAAAGGATTCGGCAAGAAATAGAAGGGTACAATGAATCCTCCAGATTAAGTAAGAGTTACTGACTTCCAATCGCTCCAGGTAGAACCATTATTCGATGAATATCGAAAGAAAAACTTATTGTCAAAATTAAAATCAAGTTGAGCAATATAAGTATTGGATTTCAAGATCAATAATATACCGTGCTTGCCACTTGTTCCAATAATAGGGCCTCCGTGGGAATATGAACCGGGAATTATGGCGCTATTTACTTCGTCTTCAGAATTATAAGTTAAATAACCACGTTCTTTCATTACATCTAAAAATAACGTACTTATAGCCATAAGCACGCTGTCCTTACCTTTCAATCCCCTTACATAATCCACTGTATTAGTTATAGTCATCTGGTCTTCTCTAATATCTTGCTCTGCCATATCTTTCTTACATTTAAGGGGCATAATTTCCACCTGGAAATATTACCCGATTTAACATTTTGTTTTTAGTCTCGTTTTGTAAATTATAAATCAAATTTTTCCATAATATCTGAAGAACTCAAAAAGAGTTCTCACATCAAGATAACTGTCTTGCTTTCATAAAAAACTCTCATACATCTTTCCATTTATATTAGTTTGTTAATTAACCGGGTTTTCGTAATCATGGTCACCCAAATCAGCATACGAATACGAAATGCCATTTTTATTGGTTGAAATCCAGACTCCTCCCAATGATATGAATTCATAAACACCAGGCTCTGTGATATGAGCTTTATTGCAATAATGGTATTGACCGTCAACCAACTCCATATCATTAAATCCGTCCGATGTCACAACTGACACATAGCCATATGTGCTCCCTGAAGAATTATTATATATGATCAAGGATATTTTCATACCCACACATTGGGCAGAGCTGGGAAGCATGTATTCACTTTGGCCTATTCTACTGGGACGCCCATTGCCAAAATCCGAACCAAAATTGGGGTTCAGGTAAAAGTAGCCTTCATTGGAACTAAACCCATGTATCTTTATGAATGCCGCTGTCGCTGTAATTTTTCCTTGAACATTGACTTCTCCAGTCTCACCATCAATGCTACAAGTGACATTTCCATTCTTATCCCTTGCCAATACGTTCTGTACCACCAAATCATCCACAAGGATTTCATCAGCACGTATTTTTCTCGCTAAAGCCATATCCATAGCTACAAACATAAACTGCTGTGCCGCCTCCCAATTCGCATCACCGTCTATCGAGGTGGGTGCGACAGTGACAGAAGTACCGTATGCCCGTACCCTGAACGGAATGGTGCGATTGTTAAATGTGGCCAGCACGATGTCATGGTAATCTTCATTCCACACATACGTGTTGCCTTTGGCGAAAAAACCTCTCGGACGCGGCTCACTGGCATCTCGTCCGCTTGAACCGTCATAACTTACACCCACGGACATCTCGGCTATAAAGCTGTCATTCCATGCCGAAGCGTCCGCCTGGCTCTGATAACAGCGGACTGAAAACGTTGAATACCCTGCAGAAGCATTGACCGTAATCTCGGATGCCCTCGAAGGTCCTGCGATGGCGCTCCATATCCCGTTGCTGTAGCCTCTCGCTGCCAGATATCCGTCCGGATAAGTCAATGTGGCGCTGCCGAGCGTCCGCTTGGCATAGACCCGAAAAGCTGAAGGCACCAAAGACCCGGCACTGCTCACCCGTATATTGCTGCATGTACTGATGAGATAGACCATGCCGCCGTCTGATGTCAGTTGTTCCCATTCGTCGGTGTTCACTTCTTCGGTAATAATATAACCGTAGGACTTGCCGCCGTTCTGGGTCTGAGTGATTCGCCTCCCGTCATGAGTTGTCTGAGTCCATAGAGGTGGATTCGAAGTGTCAACCTTTGAGAGCCAGGAGCGACTCCCCATCGTACAGATGGTGAGCTTTTTGTATGGAGTATTAGCCGTGCGCCACTCACCGCCAGCCTTGACGGATTCGCCGTCACCGCCCGGTTTCCCAGGATTACCGTCGTTGCCATCCACAACCATGGGTATAGTTTCCCGGTCCACGACCTGCCCACCCACATAATAGACAAATTGCAACTGCGCCGTGAAGTTCTTCGGGGAAATGGCCGTTCCGTTCTGTATCTCGACCTCTGCGCCTCCGTCCTTGCTGTATTTCAGCACACCGTCAGTCGTGATGGAAGTGGTACCGCCTACAGACTTGGTGCGTGTGCATGACACGCTTGCCACACTGTAGGTACCATCCTTCCGCTTGCTTACCGATGAGACAGAAGGCACCAGCCTATAGAGTACCGCATCACTGCCCGGATTACCGGCACGCACACCGGTAATGGTGAACACCAACTCACGGCTTATATCCGTATCCTGTACCGTAGCCGTAACGGTTATCCTAACCTCTGAGCGTGCAGGCATTGAAATGCCGGAAGCCACGGTAAACGCTATCACCCCCGTATTGACATTGTAGCTCTCCGTCACACCGGCAGGGGTCACGCATGATATGGACTTGAGCTGTAGTTTCTTCGTACCATACCACATGCCGACGGTTGTATTGAGTACGGACTGCGAAACAGTCTTTCCTTCGTATGTCAAGGCAATGCTTTCCATCTCGTTGTCGAAATCGGCTACAATGGCAGACTCGCCGTCAAAGCCCCACTTGGCCCAGATGGCGGCCGGACTGAAGGCACTCCATACACCGTCCTTCTTCGTGCGGCAACAAGCCCACTCGTATGGCAGGCTCTCGCTGACACCAATCGGGTCATCATGCCAGCCGGACGGCACGTAGTCATCCACCTGCGAGGTGGCTGGCGTAGGAGGCGTCACATTCTCTGTCGTATGCTTGAATATCCACTCATAATCCCTACCGTCACGCCCGTCCTGGCCGTTCTCCACCAGCAGCTCATATTCAGCGGTATTCAGGTCTCCGGTAATGGTATATCCGTAGCTCTTTCCGCCGTTCTGGGTCTGCAGGATACGGCGCCCCTCATTGGTCGTCTGAGTCCACATCGGAGGATTGTCGGTACCATCAGGAGCGACACATAAAAACACACGTCCGGCCATCTTGGTAATACCCATGTAAGGTATATGCTTTCCGGTTTCCCATTCACCGCAATTGGTAATGCTTGTACCGTCTGCACCCTTGCTGCCAGTCACACAGATGGCGTTCGTTGTGGTACTTGTACCATCAGTAAAGACTATCCTTGTCCGGGTCCAGATATACCAGCCGTTTTTCCACGCCGGAGAGTCTGTCTGCCACTCGCCTCCGGTTGTGGTGGCCGATGAAGAGGAAAGGTAGTATTCCTCCGTGATGGACTTGATGCCCTTGCCGTCGGCTCCCTGCCCACCACTGATACAAGCCGCTTGAGTGTACTTGACTTCGCCATCAGAATAGACAATCTTCGTCCGCGACCAGATATACTTGCCGGCTTCCCATTCAGGGGAGGTAGTCTGCCAACCGTCCACCGGGGCAATGACATTCGACACCGATATCGCGTATTCCACATCGGTAGACTTGATACCCTTGCCGCTTTCTCCCTTGGCCGCATATTTCAACCAATCAGCATTGCCGTCTGCCGGTTCTGTAGACGTGCCTTTCTCATTGACACATATCCAGGAGCTGCCGTTATGCGTCACCTCATCGTAATAGGCATACTTCTCACCCTTTTTCCACGTCCCCTTGAATAGCGGCACCCGGAAAGCCTCGCCGGTGATGTCATCTACCTGGAATATCTTGCCGGACATGATGACGTGGCGAAAAACAGCCGAGTAGTTGTCGGCCGGAATGCCATGTACGGTACGGCCTTTCTTCTTGCCAATCCACGACATCTCTTGTGCCGGCTCGACATCCCATGTATTGGCGTGGTCAAAGAAAGTGATGCAGTTGTTGCCGCCCACCGTATCGATAAGGATGTACGTCTGTCTATCCTCATCCGTAAAGTTACCCGTCTGCGCCAATACCATCGCATCACCCGGCTTCCAGTCAGTACCCGGCTTGGGTGTCATGACGAATGTCTTGGCTGTATAGTCTGCGGAAGTCACCCGGAACTTCATCTCCTCGAAACCCTGCAGCTTGCCTTCGGCGTTCTTGGTGACGAAGTAAGTAGTCAGAATGTCATCGACAAACTGGCTCAGCCCGTCGGCATCCGTCAAATCGGGTGTAATCGTATAGCTGCTGTCACCGTTGTCCGTCCATTCCTTGACCGTACATCCACCTCCGGGAGAGGCACACATACGTCCTTTGAAATAGGTCACACGGTTATAGGCAATCTCCGGAACAAACAGACGTTTGCGGAATATGCCTTCCTCCATCTCGAGAATGCCATTCTTGTCGATGCACCCTCCGGAAATACCGGTGATAAACTCGCCGAACTTCAACAGAAAATTTGTGCCGTCAGCTCGGTCTTTGCGAAGGAACATAGCCAAGGAACGCAATGCCGAAAACACGTTACTATCCGTGGCCGGTGTAGAGTCATTCCTTCTTATCACATACACGCCACTACTACCGCTGCCCGTATAGGTCTGTCCCTTCAGAGTAAGGCTCTCAACCTTCTCCTCCAGCTCCCCAATACGGGAATAGGCAGCAGTTTCCCCGACAGTATATATAGGGGAATCATAAGGCAGGTCAAGATTGAATTCAAATCCGATAATCCTTGACTGCCTTCCGTTCTCGAAATAGGCCTTGTTGATAAGGTTGACCTTTTGACCGATGCTGTAGAGGTTGTGAATGCCGTCCTCACTGTATGCGACATCCGACATCATCTTACAGTTATATGTAGAAGGGTCTATCTTTGATTTGGCAACGTACTTATCGGCTTTGTCCTTTAACTCCAACTGTGCTTCTGCTACCAGTCCCATTTCAGCTATCTTCATGGGATTCCAGCCTGATAAGATGTAAGTATCACCATTTTCGGGGATAAGCACTCCATCCGGAAGCGGTCTGCCGTAGTCCTCATTCCTGACTATCTCCCAAAGTTGTGCCTCAGGGTTCCAGCCACCGTTCTCAAGTTTCTCCGGCTTTCCCTCAGGGTCGAATGTCACAGCGAATTCCATACCATTCAACTTGCCGGATTGGAAAGTGATTTTCAATTCCTTGCCGGGAAGGATATAGTCCTTTGAGAAGGTAATACCAGTATCCTTGAAGCGGTAGGCATTCCACTTCTTTTCAGTGGTAGTCCCGTCGGCATTTTCTACTTTGTCAGTGTATTCCTTGATGGTAATGTCCGACATCGTGCCGACCCTTCGGGGATAGACCTCATCGAAGATAACCACTTGTTCGATGGCTTCCTCGATGGTCATACCAGGATAAGCGTCTATGTACGGAGTTCCTTCGGGCAACATTAAGCGTTTTTGCACCACGCCGTTCAGTACTACAGTCTCATCAACGGGGCGGTAGTCAGATGGGATATTCTTTGTTGAGCCGAAAGCATAGATACGGGTGGCGTAGGTGGACTGGGATTCTGACTGTGACATTTCCTGTACGTTTTTCCCGATCTCGAAAATCACCGCATCGCCGGACTCACAACGTCCGAAATGGATGATGTTTTCAGTCACCCAGCATTCGCAATCCCATTTCTTTGCCATAGAGAAGCAGGCGTCAAGGATGTTGATGTTGTCATAAGTCATCAGTAGCGCCTTATTCTCTACAGTGCTGTCAATGGAGAAAACAAAATCTTGTCCTTTGTATTTGTAACCAAGAGCTTTTAAATTTCTAAGGACTATACCGGCTTGAACATCAAGTGAAGCGGTGAGATTCCAGGACGCTTCCTGCCCGGCCACTTCGGGGGTATATTTAAAGATTTTGTTTTTCCATTTCCAGTAGTGGGCGTCAAGCTGCAACTCATAGTCGTAGCCTGCGTTATCGGTGTTGAATACCGGCTTCTGCAAGTCGCACACCTCGAACAGCCCGAAGTCGCACTCCACGTATGAACCAAGTTTGAAGAATATAGGACTCTCCAAGGAGAACTTTAACGTGATGTAGTCCTCCTTCATAAGAGTAAACTTACGCTTGCAGCCTTCATTGGGAAGGGTAGTAAGCAGGATAGCACCGGATATGTCTTTGATGTCGATTTGTTCCACGTCTTCAAAGTTCGGAGATAAAAAAAAGAGTGCCCAATTTTGAGCACTCACATTCACGACAATAGAACCAATGTCGTGAATTAGGTTCTGTTTGCCGGATTCGGTTCGTTGAACTTGGCTGAAATTTTTCCGAAAGTTCGGTCTAAACTCTGTGCGTAAGTGACACTCTTGCCTGTATAAATAAGATGATAAATCTCGCTACTATTAGCCGGGACTTGAATATCAATCTTGCCTTTATAAAGCTCATCGAAGAAAGCTTTTTTCTTTGATTGATAATCGGACTGGGAGTTTCCTTCAATTGTAAAAGAAAGTGTTATTTCCCTCTCATCGACTTTAGGATTATTGATTATCACACGTTTTCCATGTTCTAACCGGGACTTATTCTCTATAAATTCTTTCATGGGTGATGATGCACCAAGTACATCAAGAAAGCCCTCTCCCATTCTTACCCCCCATGTTGTGTAGGCGTCTTGGGTATTTATCAATAAATCTGACATAGTTTATAATTTAGATGTATTATTTTTCACTTCTGCCATATCTTTCTGAATTTGAATGATTGGTTTTACAATAGCTCCTGTATTTTCCGTAATCTGTACCAATTCAAGATAAGATTGTGCTATCAAATCTCGCGTATCATCAGCGATATTCCTTGTTTCCGTATTTATGGAAAGTAGAGCATCAGCTTTTACTGTTAGTAAATTAAGCGATTGAGATTGAATGATATTTTGATTCTTTATCTCTTCTCCTGCTATCTGCAGAGCAGTAAACCTACCGCTTAATTCTCCTGCATCTTCATGTGTCATTTCAGTACCGAACCCTCTGGAAGCTGAAGACTGGGATGTTGATTCTTGCGAAATCTTGTCATATCCGGTGGCTGCGGCAAGCTCGTCACGGAGCTTCATCGCTTCTTCAATGTAGCCCATATACTCGTTGTTCAACGCATTTCTTTCGGATTCCGTCAAAGAACCATCCTCCATACCCTTTGCAAACTTCTCATACCACTTCTTTAGCTTGTCCTGATAAAGTGTGCCTATCTGCTCGGAGAGCATAGCTTGCATAAAGTATTCCGAAACATCCTCGGCTGCATCTTTGGACGACGCTTTCATGTCCATAAGGGTATCTATGAAATTACTGTACACACCATCGAATGTAGTCTGTGTAAGCTGCTCGTTTATCTGATTATGGATTTCCTCAATACGTTCCTCCCCCTCGATAATCTTATCAAGATAATCTCTCACATCGCCATCTAATTTAGCCCAAAAAGTAGGCGCTTCTGACTTTAGTTTCTCCAACTGTTCAGTAGTCAGGTCAAACAATCCTGTCATGCGTCCGGTACCTATAAAATCCTTGGCGTCTTTGACTGACATGTCGAGTGCGTCGGCAATGTCCTGCCAGTCGCTTGACGAGGTATTCTTTGCCATGCGCTTGCCAATGGAATGAGAACCGGCAGACGCACCGGAGTTTAATCGTTCACGCCCAAGTATTCTGTACGCCTCAATGCTCTTGTTGACAAGTTCAAGAGCCTCTTTGCCTACCTTGTCCGCTTCTGCTCCGTAGGATGTGTTGATGTATTCCAGCTTCTTGTCTATCAGCTCATCCCATATCTCATTGAGTTTGTTATATTCCTCGACCATCTCGTTATAGTGAGAATAATCGGCACCATCCAAACCCGGTATTAATCCTCCCAAAGAAATAACAGAAGTCAAAGCCCCTTTAACGGTTTGTAGACTACCGGTGATGATAGACATAGGCTTCATCAAGTCGATATTTCCAAGTCCGTTCAGCATCTCACCAAAACCGGACATTGTTCCTTCCATCCATTCAGGTGTTTTTATACCAAGCGTTTCCATGATACCGATAACTTGATTACCGGCATCGACATATTGCCCTATCTCATTAATTCCTTTATGTAAAGCATCCGTGGCTTCATATAGGGCTTTCTGCTTGCTGTTCTTTGCACTTTCAAGGGTGGCTTTGGCATTCTTCTTTTCTTCATCAGTACCTTCTTCCAAAGCTTTGTTATACGCTTTCTGTGCTTCACGCTGTGCATCCGTGACTTCTTTGAGGGATTTGAAAGAAATAGACATAGTTTCAAAAGGATCACGTTCTGAAACCTTATCATCAATCCGTTCAATAGCATCTACCAGTTCTTTAAGGCTTTCAGGAGATAAATCCTTTTGAGATGATATAAAGTCTTTAAGGTTCGCTTTCAACTTTTTCAAAGTATCAGTAGAAACCTTGTCAAGATTACCAAAGACTTGTTCCCAATTCATATTTTTCTTGAATTGTTCAGCATCAAGTTTGAATATATCTTCATTCTTGATTTCTGTACGCTTCTCAATGCTTCGGTCTATTTGGGCTATTTCACTAGCATCACCTTTGGTTTCCGCTTTCTTGCGGGCTTCCTGTAATATTGAAATATCATCATTAAATTTCTTTTCAATGGCAAGACGTTCATCGGCATAAGACAAATAGCGCTCTGCCAAATCCTTATATATCTTTTCATTACTGATAATGGCTGTCTTGTATAGTTCATCATAATAGTTTTGCTCATCATCAGACAGCTTTATATCGGTGGCATTAAAAGACTTGCCTTTATTCTTCGGATTAGCTTCCCATGCAGCGCGAGCATCCTCAACTTTCTTCCGAAAAGCATCTTCTTTTTGTCGGTCAATAGCCTGCATCTCCTTTTCAAAGTTGAGTTCCATTTCAGCGATAGTCTTGGCAGAACCTTCATCCATAGCTTTGATTCGGGCTTCATCAACTCTCATTTGCAAATCCTCGGCTGAACGTTGCTGTTCTAATGATTGCTTATCAAGGAGGGCATTATATTTATCAGTCTGCTTACGAAGTTTCTCGGTTTGATTATCTTGTTTGGTTAATGAACTTCCGGTAATACCGCCCAAATTTTTATAGGCTTTTTCAGTTGTTTCTACTCGTTTCTTAGCTTCTTCATACTGCTTTGAAGTAAACTTGGATTTATCCTTTTCTATTTCAGAAAGTTTCTTCTTAGCATCATCCCAGTCTTTCTTCGCTTTCTCATAATCCTGCTTGTAGGTAGTAGGGGATTTCTTTTTAGCCAACGCTCCATTAATTGAAGAAATAACACTTTCTAAATCCCCACCTTTAACCATCATCCCGTTTACAACAAAACCATTGCGTTTGGATGCAGACGATTGAGCAAGTTTCAATTCCGTTTCAAGCTTCTCCTTAGAATAGTTTTTAAGATTGGATTTGTAAGCGGAAATATTATCATCCAACATGTCTTTCTGATACTTTTTTAAAAGTTCAGAGTTTTTCTCCATTTGCTCACGCACCTGTACGTATGACTGATTACCAGAAAACATTTTCCATATTTCCTTATCGAAATCAGACATATTCTTCCGTAAATCGGCATTATCAAATAGCTGCAAATATCTCCGTTGGTTAGCAATCGTTTGTTTTAGAGCATTATAATCATCTCTCCTGCCTTGAACAGAACGCCTTGAATCTTCTTCGTTTATTTTTTGCTTCAACTTTAAGATATCCTCCAACTTTAGCTTTTCAATATCGTATTGTTCGAAAATTTTAGGGTATTCTTTACGAAGTTCTTCTAATGATTTTTGCCGAGTAAGAGTAGCCAAACTCTCATCACGAGCAGCCGTCAATAATTCTTCGATTCTCAGCTTGTGTTCCTGTTCTTTTTTAAATGCTGCATCTTTAATGCCATTATATTCTTTTTGAGCACGGGCGGCAGCAGTTGTACTATCAAACATTGCCCACATTGTAGTAGCAAGCCCACCGATAACGACAGTTAAAGCTACATAAGGATTGGTAAGCATTGCAGCGTTTAAAGCTAACTGCGCTTTTCGTGCCAATAAACGGGCATTGGTAAGTCC